ATATAATATTATTAAAAAATATTTTACAAGATCCAAATACATATAGAAAAAATATAGAAATAGAAACAATTAAAGACAAAATATACTTACTAAGAAATTTAGATCAGATATATAAATAAATTATTCAATAACAATAATATATACTATTAAATTATAAATGCGTCATATAGAAGCCATTGATAATTTTAATACTACTTTACAAAATATTCCGTTATGGGTTTATATAATACCTTACATAATGCACTTTTTAACGGTAGTTTATCTTTTTTCAAAAAAAGAGACAATTAGAGGTAGTAAGCCATTATATGATACTATTATTTCGAATATACCAGATTTGAGTAAATTTCGAAACATACCAAATATATTATTACTTGTATTAATGAGTTATTTGATCATACCGTTAATTTTTAACCCAAATATAGATGTGTTTATTAGTATTTATAGATATTTTTCAATTATTTTATTTTTAAGATCGATTACAATATCATCTACAATATTACCACCTATAAATCGTAATTGTGTTTTTAAATTAAATATGCAGACATTTATGGAAGGTCACTGTTTAGATAAAATATTTAGTGGGCATACTGCATTCTCATTATTATTAGTATTTGTATGTAATAAATTTAATATATTATCAAAGACTTTTATTTATATCATGTTGTTAACTCAATTCTTATTAGCTCTATCTTTAATCTTAACAAGAGAACATTATACCGTGGATGTAATTTTGGGTTATTTAATTACAGTACCAATATTGTTATTGTTAGATTTATAAATATAGAAGTGAAAATGTTGGGTCGAAATATTATGTTATAATTATATATAAATAATTATAACTTTATGAAAACAGTTACGTCGCCTTGTTATTATTATCAAACTATACATTTTGAAGAGAGTTCGCTAGATATAGATGCAGTATATGTTCTAACAATGGAAAATAGCGAACGTCTTGAAAAAATAAAAAAAGAGTTATATATTCATAAACCTGGAAAAGTAGTTATGATTCAAGTTAATAAAGGATTTAGAAATTGTTCAAAGCGTCTATGTAAAGATTCAACTGAAGATATTGATATATCACATAAAGATATATCTCATGCATACATGAATGCTTTTAAAAATGCTGTGAATAACCAATATAAAAATGTATTGATACTCGAAGATGATGCTATATTTTCAAAGGAATATTATAATGCAGATAATTTAAAGATAATTAATGAATTTATACCCAAATTAGATTCTAAACAGTCAGTTTTTGCATTAGGTTTGTTTCCTTGGATATCTTTATATAACTCAAAAGGTATTCGTAGATCTGTAGTATCAACTGGAATTCATGCGACTATATTTCCCATTAGCGTTATGAAAAAAATTCTTATTGACTGCACTAATATTGGAGATATGGATGTATATGTTAATATGAATTGTACTCGTTATTTTATTCATAATCCATTGGTTTCACAAACAGTTCCTCAAACTGAAAACTATAATAATTGGGGTAAAGATTATGGATTTTTGGGAGATGTTATACGCTCCATTCTTGGTATATTTTTTTGGCTTATGGGGTTAGATAAATCGGTAGAACCAGGTACCACGTATATATATACAATGAATAAAATTTTGTATGATATATTAATACCAATATTGATTCTTTATTTATTGTTTCTGAATATTCCAAAAATATATAGAAAATATAAATAATAATTATGAAGATTACCATATGTATTGTCATTATATAACACGGATATGCGTGATATAATGTGTATTTTTAATTTGAGAACATTTATATAGTGTTTCTACGGTATTTATTACGTTTCCACGTAATACCTTTTTCTAGAGAATAATGAATATTGTAATATTTTTTAATAAGTTGATGTTTAAAAAATGCATCCTGTAAAAAAGGTATTTCATGCGTATCATATGATAAGTCAGGATCAATGCCATTCCATTGTGCAGCGTTACATTTGTTTTTCCAATCTTGTAGAAAAATTTTATATTCATCAATAAATGCAGGGGGAGGGTTTCTATATGAAATAAAATGATGTATATTATTTTGAACTTCGCTTGGTAAATTATCGTAATAACTCATAATTTGATTATAATAGAAAAATAAAAAAATAGAAAAATAAAAAATAATTTAAATTAGGTTATTTCTTGTTTTTATTCTGTAATAATTCTAGGTACAACATTAATTGTTTGTAATTCTTGAGATAATAATTTATACGCATAGGGAATATCTACTTTACTAAAATGAGTTCGATTGTCACATGTCTTACAGTAGTATTTGGTAAAATCTGCTTTCGAATACATTTTATTTTTTTGTCCATCATTATAGCATGCAATTAATCCACACTTTTTACAAACATGAACATTATATTTATCTGATACATCATACATACGCTCTTTACAGAAACGCGTCATACCATGTGCGATCATAACATCTCTTTCCATCTCACCAATTCTAAAACCACCATCACGACTTCTACCTTCTGCCGGTTGACGTGTCAAATTCACCATAGGTCCAATAGAACGACTATGTTGTTTATCTGAAACCATATGTTTTAATCTTTGATAGAATACTGGACCAATGAAAATGGCGGTTTCAATTTGATCTCCAGTAAGACCATTATACATAATTTCATTACCATAACTTTCATATCCTAATTTTAATAGTTCATCACAAATCGTTTTTACTTCCAAATTACCAAAACTTGTACCATCACCAAACATACCCAATTCAAGAATAACTTTTCCTAAAAGTGTTTCTTTTAGTTGCCCAATGGTCATTCTTGAAGGAATAGCATGCGGATTAATAATAATATCAGGTTTTAATCCGTTCTTTGTGAACGGCATATCACATTCAGGTATAATATTACCAACAGTACCTTTTTGTCCATGTCTTGAACTAAACTTATCACCTAAATTAGGTTTACGTAATGCTCTAATGCGAACCTTTGCAAAATTATAACCATCTCCGTTTCTACCTGTGTAATTTTTGTCGATATATGTTTCTTCGGTCGTTCTAAATGTTTTACTTTGATCTTCGTATTTGATCGTTTTAGTAGGATCGTTACGATTTTCTTTAATTGGTATAGTTTTTGCAATAATAACGTCACGGTTTTCAACAAGTTCGTTTTCTGGTATAAAACCATCATTATTTAATTTATTATAATTACCAAACTTAATTCCTTTGGTTTTTGCTGGATCAGGTTTACAACGAATAATTTCATCACGAATAATATTCTTATCTTCGTCTTTTTCTGTATGGTAAATAGTTGCTAGAAATAAACCTCTATCAATAGAACCTTTGTTTATAAGTACACTATCTTCCTGATTATAACCAGTATGAGTCATAATAGCAACATGTATTTGTGTACCCGAAGGAATATTATTCAGATGTATAAAATTCATAACTCGTGTATCAACAAGTGGCCTGGTAGGATAATTTAGTACATATGCTGTTTTATCCATACGCATGTCATAATTTGTTGCGTATACACCCATAGCTTGTTTACCCATAGCACATTGATATGTATTTCTAGGTGCTTGATTATGATCTGGAAATGGGACACAAGATGCAACAACACTAAATATAGTACTAGGGTGTATTTCACAATGGGTATAATTAAAATTAAATTCAGGAGAATGTAAATAGCTTTCTTTACATTTCATACCAATCATTGCTAAATCTTGTTCTTCTGGATCAATATATTCAATTACTGATTCATCCAAAGTACAATTTGTAAGTAAGTCATTCCATGCTAGTTTTTTATCAGATAATTTTTGAATAATTTCACTAGTAATAATAGCTTTATTGTTCTTTACCTTTAAAACAGGTCGGGTTAGTCTGCCACCATCATTACATATTTTTATTTCTAATGTTTTATGATTAAATGTAATTGAGGTGTAAATATTAATAATACCTTTATATTTCATATCTTTCAGTTTATTATATAATTCGATAGGTTCATCTGTAACACCTTGCCAGGAACCATTAATGAATATCTTTACTTTACCATCTAAATCATTAGGCTCACAATTATCTAGTCTTTGAATATCTGGAAGTATATAATTATATAAAGGTTCGCTATTTGTGGGTATAGTAAGATGAGCCATGTAACTAATATTTTTAACAATACCGATCGATTGTCCTTCCGGTGTCTCTGCTGGACAGAGAAATCCCCAGGTTGTGTTATGTAGTTTTCTAGGAGCAATTAATTCTCCACTTTTTTCTAATGGTGTATTAATTCTTCGAAGATGACTAAGACTTGACGCGTAAGTAAGACGATTAAGTACTTGTGCAACACCAACTTTGCTACTATTTGATTGTTTTATACTAAAATCACCAGTAGATAACGCTCGATTAATACCATTTTCAATAGTAGTAGATTTCATTATCTTATAAATGTTTGTAATATTAATTATATTTTCATAGTCTTGAATTGATCTCCAAGAACCATTATTAATTTCGCGTATAATCTGTTTCTGCATTTCTTTTACTAATTTATTGAAATAATTACGAAATAGATTATTTAATAGGGTTCCAGTAAGTTCAATACGTTTATTCAAATAAGAATCTCTATCGTCTGTTGGAATCCAACCTAATCCTGTACGAATTAACTGATTTGCCATATATCCCAGAAAGTATATTTTTTGTTTTTTAGTTTTACAGTGAGGAAATAGATCGTTATCAAGAATATCAATTGTAAATTCTTGCTTTTTCTTATAGCCTTGTTCCTTTTCCATATTAATTGGATTATAAGCAGCGTAAGAACTTATATATTTAAGGGCTTCTTCTTCGGTAGTATATTTATTTCCGTCTATAATAGAAGCTTGTAAGTATTTTAATATTTTTGCTTGTTTTTCTTGTTCAATATTTAGTACA